GCTTCTGAAGATATTGATTCAGTAAGTTCTCGTTTTCTTCCTCCTAGAATGATTATATAAAGGAGAGATACAATGGGAATGTTTAATAATTTAGCAGGAGGGCAATTTCCAACACCTTCATTACCTATGCCCGGAAGAGGCGGAGGCGGAATTGACTACTTGATGAAAGGAGGAGCTCCAAGCGTAGGGCTCGGAGGAGATAGAGCACCTTCTCTTCCTGTCCCTGTACAACCACAACCCGTGCCTGTACAACCCGTGCCTGTACAACCCATGCCTGATATGGAAATGTTGATGGCTCAAAAAAGACAGCTAGAAGAACAATTAGCTCAAATCAATGCCCAAATAGCAGCTCTTAGAAACAAAGGTGGCGGTGTAACTCCAGATCTTCTAGCACAAATTGAAGCACAAATTTTGGCTTCTAGGAATGATGGCGGCGGCGGTGGAATGTTTGGCGGCGGCGGTCGTCCTTAAAGTGAATGGCTTTTGCAGCAGCTAAGCACGCATACGGAATCTGCGATATTTGCAGTCAACGTTATCGTTTAAAAACACTACAAACTCAATGGGATGGTATGAAAGCTTGTTATCAATGCTTTGATACAAAACATCCGCAATTAGACCCACCACACGTTAGACCAGATCCACAAGCTATTCTTCAACCAAGACCAGATGTAAGTGTAGTACCCAGAGCTTTTACTGTTTACACAAACGTTGGATTAGGTATCATTGGAACAGTATTAACAACGCCAACTGAACTGACGGCATCTTTAGGTGATGTTACAATAACAACATGAGTTTTACATACAGCACATTAAAGACAGCCATACAAAATTATGTAGACAGTTCTGAAACTACATTTGTAGCTACTCTACCTACTTTCATTACGCAAACAGAAGAACGCATACTAAAAAATGTTTGGTTGGATAACTTTAAAAAGAACGTCACAGGGAATGCTTCGTCAGGTACAACTTACTTAGCTATGCCGTCCGATTTTTTAGCTCCTTTTAGTTTAGCTGTTATTAACAGCGGCACTTACGATTACTTATTATTAAAACAAGTTAGTTTTATAAAAAGTTATAAACCTGTATCAACAGACACAGGTGTACCTAAATACTATGCTGAATTTAATAGCGAAAGTTTTATTCTTTCCCCTACACCAAATGCTGCTTTTGAATTTGAACTGCATTATTTCTATAGGCCTGCTTCTTTAACATCAGGAGCCGAAAGCGGAACAACATGGTTAGCTGAAAACGCTAACAACTGTATGCTTTATGGAGCATTAGTAGAAGCAGCTACTTTCTTAAAAATGGATCCTGCTGAGATAGGCGGATACGAACAACGGTTTCAAGACGCACTAGACAGACTTAGGAATACTAGCGAAGGTGCGGGAACTCAATCACAATACAGATATGATCAAGTAAGAATACCTACTACGTGAGTCAAATTAAAGAATTAGAAGGGGCAGAGATTGCATTAGTCGCAATGGGCGAAAGCCAATTAGACTTTCATTTAGCTAAATCACATAGTAAAAAGTGGGACGAAGTTTGGGGCATTAATGCTATGGCAGGAATTACAGACTGCGATAGAGTATTTATGATGGACCCAGCGTCTAGGTTTTTAGACTCGGATGCTTCAGGCAGTCAAACAGGGATTATGGTTGACGTAGTTCAAGAACACCCCGGCCCTATTTACACATGCGAGTTAGACGTAAGATGCCCTGGAGCAGTTGAGTATCCATTACTTGATGTCGTCAAAGACACTAGATGCTCTTACTTTAACAACACAGTGCCTTTTGCTATTGCGTTTGCTCTTTATAATAAAGTAGCTAAATTAAACCTTTTTGGTCTCGATTTTACATACAAGGGTAACTTGCATTTTGCAGAAGCAGGAAGATCCTGTGTAGAATTTTGGTTAGCCAAATGCATAGAAAACGGAATGGTTGTAAGTGTAGCCCCTAGATCTGGTCTTTTAGACACAGACTTACCTATTGAAGAAAAATTATACGGTTATCATCGTTTAGATGATCCAACGTTAGTATTAATTGACGATGATACGGATGAATTTTTTACAATGGGCTATAAAGAATACAGTTCTATAATGGAACAAAAACAAAGGTCAGAAGCTGAACTTGTTCCTGTAGTTAACACCCCACCTGAAGCAAAAAGATACTAATGATTAATGAAAACACAAATGGAGCATTAGGCTCAATAGAAGTAATTACTACTAATAATAAAGGTCATTCGCCTGAATTTTGGGCAGAAACGTGTACAGCTAGAATCTGTAGTATTTCTGATAATGCTGAACCTCATATCAGACTTCAAGCAGAAGCTTTCAGACTAGCTATTTACAATACAATACTTTATTATATTAAGGAGTCGATCAGTAGTGAACGTTGTACCATGAGAAATACTCTAATAGGACAAGGACACGAAGATCTGGCAACAATATTAAAGGAGCTAAAGTAATGGCAATTACATCAACACTAACCACAAGCTTTAAGAAAGAACTTCTTCAAGCTACGCATAATTTTTCCACAGGTGGCAACGCTTTTAAATTAGCCTTGTACACAAGCTCAGCAACTATGGGTGCTGCAACTACAGCATTTACTACAACTAACCAAGCAAGTGGTACTAACTACACTTCTGGTGGTAACGCCTTAACTAAAGTTGAGCCTACAAGTGCTGGAACAACAGGATTTACTGATTTTGCAGATTTAACTTTTGGCACAGCTACTATCACTGCTAGAGGCTGTATGATTTATAATGATACTAATAGCGACAAGTCTGTAGCCACAATAGATTTTGGTGGCGACAAAACTTCTACAGCAGGAGACTTTACAATTGTTTTCCCTGCCGCAGCAGCAAGCACAGCTATTATAAGAATAGCTTAAGTTCTAAATGGCCAACATTAACGGTTGGGGTAGAGGTACCTGGGGTCAATTAACTTTTGGTGAGCCTTTACCTGTTACGCTTACTGCTCCCGGAGCTGGAACATCTGCTTTAGGCACAGTTGCAGTAGACGCAGAAGCCAACGTAACTCCAGCCTCTTTAGTCGGAACAACAGGCGCACCCGTAGCTGGTGTAAATGCTCAAGCAATAGCTTCTGTACCAGGAGTAACAGCATCAGTAGGATCTTTATCGGTTCTTGTAGATGGAGAAGCAAATGTAACTCCTACAGGGCAAGTAGGCACAAGTGCTTTAGGTACTGCAACAACAGTATCTAACAACAATTTATCCGTTACTTTAAATGCTGCAACAAGTGGTTTAGGAAGCGTAACAGTAGACGCAGAGGCAAATGTTTCTGTAATAGGAGTTTCGGCAACAGGTTCCGTAGGGCACATTTTAGTTTGGAGTCTAATAGACGACACTCAAGATCCAAATTGGAATGCAATATCAACTTCTCAAACGCCCGATTGGCAAGAAGTTGCGTAATAATTACAATGACTAGATAATAAAAATAATATAAGATATTCTTTTCGGAGATAAAACATGGCAAGTACATACGTTAATGATTTAAGACTAAATGAAATGGCAACAGGTGATGCCAGTGGCTCTTGGGGCACAAACACAAATGTTAATCTTGAGTTGATTGGTGAAGGCCTAGGTTACGGAACAGAAGGCATAACCACCAACGCAGATACTCACACATCAACTATTGCAGACGGAGCGACTGACCCAGTCAGAGCTATGTATGTTGAATACACAGGAACGCTAGACAGTGCTTGCACAATAACTATCGCTCCTAACACTATAAACAGAATGCACTTTATCGAAAACGGTACAAGTGGTTCTCAAAACATAATTATTTCTCAAGGTAGTGGAGCTAATATCACTATTCCACCTGGAGACACAAAAGCAGTTTACCTAAACGGAGCAGGAAGTGGAGCAGCAGTAGTAGACGCTTTTGCTAGTCTGTCTGTTATAGATTTAAAAGTACAAGACGATTTAACAGTAACCGATGACGCAGCAGTTGGTGGAGATTTAGCAGTAACAGGAACCGTTAACACAGTAGGCATCACAGGTCCTAAAACAAACTTTGCTGGCAGCATACTTATAAGTAACGATGCAGGAACAGGCACGTTAAACGCAGCTTCTAACAACACAGGATTAGGTAACGAAGTATTTGATGACTTAACA